TCAGTTTTTTGTCTGTCATGTTGAACCTCCCAAAAGTTCACCGAAAATTTCATTGTAGTCCTCGGCAGCGGAGCGTTTGGGCTGCTGACCCGCCGGGGGCTTGCGCCGCTCGTCACGGGACTGCACGTCACCAAGGGTTCTCACACCCTCGTTTTTCCATGCTTTCAGGATGCCGTTGACGTAGGACCACTTGCGAACCCCTGACAGGGCAGCTTTTTTGATTGCCAGCAGGATGAGGTCATCCGTGAATACCTGCCGCCATTGGAGCAGGGATTCTTTCGCCGCCGGAGGAAAGCTGCCGATGTTGTCCTCAAAGGACTGGATGATCTCGGCCAGTCCGGGGTCGGCAGCCAGAGAACCGCGGCTATCGTTATCTCTATCTCTTATATCTTTATCTCTTATCTCTATTCTCTTATCTCTTATATCTGTATGGACAATGTCCACAGCGTTGTCCTCGACACTGTCCGCACACTGTACCGGAATTTGTCTGCGGCGATTCTCACGCTGCATCCGCTTCTGTGCGCTATAATCAGTTTCGCTTCCAACCATCTCGGCGTGGTTTACGAGAACCAGCGTTCCGTCCTGTTCCTCGTAAATCAGACCGAGCTGTTTATATAAGCCAAGAGCAACACGGATGGTGTCCAGCGTGAAGTATTTGCAGTCACGCTGAATCTTCCCAATATCGAACGGAACGATGATATCGCCTATCTGACAGGTAAGGCGGCCATCCGTATTGATTGTTTTGAGACAGAGCATTTGATATAAGACAACATAACTGGCACCGTTTGGCTGGCTCATCAGGAAATCGACCACTTCCGAATTCATGAACGAATCCTTGAGCTTTATCCAGTAGTATCTCTTACCAGTTGCCATCAGCAGCCCCCTTAGAACGGAAGGTCGTCGCTATCGTCGATGACCGAGAAATCGTCCGGGTTGCCCTGCGAGTAGCTGGGCTGCTGCCCGCCGGGGGAACCCTGCTGCCACTGCTGCCGCTGGCTCTGGGTGGCGAAACCCATCTGCTGCGGCTGCTGGTTCTGATAAGACGGCTGCTGGTAGGACTGCTGGTAGCCCGGAGGCGATGCCTCGCCGCCATCATCCACCCGCTGCTCCGTCTTGGGGCCGCAGAAGTGAATCTTCTGAACTACAAACTCGGTGGCGGTGCGCTTCTGGCCGTTCCTGTCCTCATAAGACCGGGTCTGGCACTGGCACTCCACAATGGCCATGCTGCCCTTGTGGAAGTACCTGTCAACAAATTCTGCCGTCTTGCGCCAGGCCACGAAGTTCAGCCAATCGGTAGCCCGCTGGCCGTCCTGACCGACGTTGTCCCGGTCAACGGCCATGCGAAAACTGGCAACTGTCAGACCGCTCTGTGTGGTCCGCATTTCAGGATCAGCGGCGAAGCGGCCCTGAAATGTGCAATTATTCAGCATCGGTGTCCTCCTGCTTGGTAATCAGCTCCGGATGAACTGCAAGCATCAAATCCAGCACAAAGTGACCAACGTCGTAAACGCTGCCGCCTGCACCCTTGTGATAAATGAGGCTGAGTTCGGTCTGCTTCTGGAGCAGTTCCTTGTACTCCTCAACCGGGATAGCGATGGTCTGGACGTTCAAATCTTCCATAACTGGTTCCTTTCTTCTCGCATGATGCGGACCACCTTGCGGCACTGGTCCACATCGAACATTCCAATATGCGTAAATTCAATCGGGGTGCCCATCTTCTCGGACAGCCAGCGGTAGGCCTCATTCCGGCGGCCACGGTAGAGGCCGTATTTCCAGAGCGGGTCAAATGCTGCATGAGCTGCCTTTTTCCAGTTGCGCAACTCCGAATTTGCCAAGCGGCCAAGGGGCTTGTCAGACCCCTTGTGTACGCCGACATAGGCACCGCAGCGAGGGCAGAGGTAAATCATGCCGAAGCTGTGGCCGTGGTAAACCACCGAACTGTCTACGAAGTCTGCGGGCGTTCCGCAGTAGTCGCAGATGACGATTCGGCCTTTCATCGTGACCATTCCTCCTTGTACCGGGCCAACTGCTCCGGGGTATCCGTCTCGATACCCAGAGCCTTGGCTTCATCAATCGCACCGTCAATCAGGTGTGAAAATTCTTTCGTGTCCATCTTGCTGGTGTCCTTGTAAACCAAGTAGCAGTTGAACCATTTTCCGTCCTCTTCCCGCACATCAAAGCAGCGGGTGTATTTGTAGAGGTCGTGAACATCCACGCTGACCGGAAGTTTGAAGCCCACGGTGCAGCCATCCTTATCTCTCGCAACCGTGCCGTAGGCCACAACCAGCCGTTCTTTCACAAGGTCGTCCGATTCGCCAGTTTCGGCGGCGATCTTGTTGACCAGAACATGGAAGTAGGCGTTTGCACTGTGGCTGCGCTTCTCCCTGTGCTTTTTGACTTCCACATCCAGAATCGGCTCCAGATGCAGCTTGTCCCAGATTTCTCGGAAGTCGCCGTTGAGTTCCAATGTGACACGCTGCTTTCCGCCAAGGGTAAAAGCCATATCCACCAGCCGCCCGGTCATGTGATATCCTCCTTGTCCTGATGGCAGTGCATATAGATGTACGCACTGTTTGACCCCATGTTGGCATAGAGCCAATCATTGATTTTTGCAACGCTCATGTGGTCGCGCAAGACATGTTTTTCATAGATATACTCACCAGTCAGCTTTTTCTCAGCGATTTTTGCCTGAATCTCCTCGTCCTCGTAGTTGGCTTCGACCATGTAGAGGTCATAGTTCGGAGCGGCTATACCGTTCAGATTGTTCATGTCGGTGCAGTAGAACAGCTTTCCGGCGGGGAGCCAGACCTTCCATCCGCAGTTCGGAACATTGTGCTTCACCATGTTCGGAATGACATTGCAGATGCCGTAACCGTACATAGTTCCCGGTGTCAAAACATCAATCTGGGAAATTGGCACCCCTGCATCCACCAGCGGTTTGCACAACCAGTCACAGCAGGCGAATCGCAGTGTTGGGCGATTGGATGCCAATAGTCGAAGCGTTGACGGCTGGAAGTGGTCACAGTGGATGTGGGTCAAGAGAACCAGCTTCAGAGTTTTCCATTCTGCGGCCAAAGCCTTGAACGGAACACCGCAGTCAATCAGAATCTCATGCTCAATCACCACGGCGTTTCCCTTGCTGCCTGTTGCGATGATGTTGTAGCCGATCATAACGAGCTGAGGTCAACAACCTCTTCGACGGCAGTGGGCTCGCCCTGCGAAATATCACCGTGCGGCAAGGCCTGTCCTGCGTCCACTTCGGGCTTTCCAGTATGAAGTTCTGGCTGTTCCTGTGCGTCAGACATGACCTCCTGCGTAGTAAGGATTTCGCCATTATCTGCTACCGCTGCCACGGCATTATCGCTTTCCAAAGCCTTGGTCATTTCGATGCTCATAACACCCCAGCGAGAAATAAGCTGTCGAAGCATGGTTTTCTTTGCCATGTCATCGAACGACTTATACCAAAAGGACGAATACTTCCACATTTCACTCTCCGGGATTTTGCCAGCCAGCAATTCCTCGTACTTCTGCCGACTGAACGCCTTGGAGTAGGTATCTGCGTGGTTCATCATTTTTTCCTTGGACCAGTACAGCACCTTGCGGAAACCGTTCATGTACTCAAAGCAAGCCATGTAGCCAACGGTAGGCAGCGCATCTCGCAGATCATCGTCCTCGATGAACTGAAACTTGGGCTTGCCGGTCATCGAATCTTTGCCCAAATACTCGCCCTGCTTAATCTCGGTAACATCGAGATCCGCATACTGGCCGCTGCGCAAGGCCAGCTGGATATAGCCCTTATAGCCCAAAACAAAGGTAGCCGTAACGCTCTCCGGGCGAATCATCCTGCCGCTGCGGTCATACTTGGCTTTCTGCTTGAAAGGCACGAGGTAGTACTGCCCCAGCTGAGGGGACGGGCTGAGGTTCAGGCTTTCGCCCAGCAGGGCACCGGCAAGAATCGTGCCGGCATCGCATTCCTGCAGGGCGGGGTTGACGGCCACCGCCGAGGTGATGCTGGCCGTAAAGCGGCGGGCGCGGGCGGGGTCGCGCAGGGTGTTGGCAATCAAAGACTGATAGCCCTTAGTGGTTATCGCCACAGAAAACTTAGGCTTCTGCTGCGCTTGCAGCTGGTTGTTATACGTTGCCATATTCGATACCTTCCTTTTCAAGATAATTTTTCAGGCCGATAAGCTGTGCTTTCGTGCCCTTTGCGTAGAAGCGGGTCATCAGAATGGGTTCCGGCTTGGGCTGCGAGACCGGTTCGGCATCGGGCTGCACAGGCATTTCCGGGTCTACTGAAATTTCCTGCGCTGGTTCAGGCTGCGTCTGGGCTGCTGCGGCAGCAGCGGCGCGAACTTTTTCTGCCGCAGCTTCACGTTCTGCCTGCCTGACACGGCGTTCTTCTTCCAGCCGCCGCTGCTCTTCGAGAGCCTTGTGACGGTTATCCACAACTTTAATCGCTGTGGGCAGGTCGAGGTTCTTCCGGTATTCCACCATGACCTCCGCAGAACTTTCCATAGCGTCGATTGCAGTAACATCGGACACGATGCCATCCACAAACGCCTTTGCCTGTTTTTTCAGAGCAGTGACGCTGTCGCTCATGTTGACTTTCGGCCGGTAGGTCAAGTCATCCATCCAGTCAATACCTGCGGCCGCCACCAACTCGTTGTAATACTCCTGAACAGCATCCGTCTTCTGCGCCACGATACCGGAAGTAACGTCCGTGATTTTCCGCTTCAGTTCTGCGTCTGCGGTCTGGAACGGCACCGTTATACACTCACGATAAACCTTTTCAAACTCGGTATACGGCTCAAGGATTTTGTCCTTGACAGCAATGCGCTGAGCTTCGTATTCCTTGAATTCCTTGGTCAGCTGTGCGCGAGCATCCTTGACGCTCTTATAAGTCTGCTCTGTGCAGACCAGCGAGAGCGCGTCAGCCGTGCGCTGCTCGATGTCAGCCTTTACGCTGTGCAGCCGCTCAACGATGATGGGCAACTGCTGCAGTTCGATAACCTGCAATGCGGTTTCCTGTGCCATGTGGCATCCTCCTTTTACTTTCCGAAAACGATGGTTTTCCCGGTGTCCTTATTCAGGAGCACCATGCCGTTCGGGATATCCCGAACCCAGAGATACGCGGTGCAGTCCCAACCGGCAGCAGAGAGGGCTTCTTTCTGGCGGCGGGTCAATTTCTTGGCTTTCAAAAAATCATCTCCTCATCGGTCTTGTTGACAGCGATGTTCAGCGTGATGGTCTCCCGGCAGCGGCGGCCGAAGTTGCCCTCCGAGCCGAACATCTTGGTTTTCTCGAACTCCTTTGCGCTATACACGCTGGCACAGTTGAGAACATTGGGAATGCGGTCAGGGTGGACTGCCCGGAACGCCTGACACGCCATGTGGTAGTTGGGCGCCCAGACCACCGTCCATCCTCCACAGTACGGC